GCATGGTCAAAAAGAAGAAGTAATTTATGGCAACTTCAGGATCACGCGACTTCGATTTAGATGTTGCTGACATTGTCGAAGAAGCATACGAAAGATGCGGGCTTGAGGTTCGCACAGGCTACGATGCAAGGACTGCTCGTCGATCACTTAATATCATGTTCTCCGAATGGGCGAACCGTGGCGTTAATTTATGGACCGTAAAACAAGCAACTTTGACTCTGACCTCTGGTACGGCGACGTACACTTCGGCGAATGGCCTTGCTTCCCCGATGAACGATATCTTGGAAGTAGCGGTCCGACGTTCCGGGACAGACTTCGATATCAACAGGATCAGTCGTGGCGAGTACTTAAATGTGCCGAACAAGACGACGACTGGCCGACCATCTCAATTTTATTTTAACCGACAGACAAGTCCCGAAATCACGCTTTGGCCGACCCCTGACAGTAGCGCCGATCAACTTGTGTATTACTATATCACTCGGATAGAGGACGCTGACACGTTGCAAAACACTACGGACGTTCCTTACAGGTTCTTGCCCTGTATGGTGTCTGGGCTTGCGTATTATCTATCGGTTAAAAAGGCTCCTGAAAGGGTTCAGTTGTTAAAAGCCGTATATGAAGAAGAGTTTCAGAGGGCCGCAGATGAGGATGAGGACCGCGTGTCTTTAAAACTACAGCCCGATATTCAGTACATTAGGTTCTGATATGGCGCGTTACGCTTCGGACAAAAACGCTTACGGTATTTCTGATCGGTCAGGCTTCAGGTATCGTTTGCGTGATATGCGGAAAGAGTGGAACGGGCTTGTTGTCGGTTCGGACGAGTATGAACAGAAGCATCCTCAACTAGAGTCTCCTAATGTTGGTGCTGACCCGCAAGCTTTAAGGAATCCTAGACCGGATAAAAGCGAAGCATTAAGCGTGTTTGTTTATACAAATGTAGTAGGACAACCTATTGTGAGCCCTAGAGCTGTCGGGCAAGCAGGGTTAGTAACGGTGACGACAACATGAGCTTTACATACGCGCAGTTAAAACAAGCAATTCAAGATTACACAGAAAACGACGAAACCACTTTTGTAACTAATCTTCCTATTTTTATTCGTGCGGCAGAAGAGAGGATCTTTAAAAACGTTCAACTCAACTTGTTCCGTAAAAATGCGTCAGCGGCGATGACATCTGCTAATCAGTTTTTAGCGTCCCCGACTGATTTTTTAGCTCCGTTTTCTTTGTCTTACACGGATGGCAGTGGGAATAAAGATTTTCTGTTACTAAAAGACGTTAATTTTCTTCAAGAATATAATCCTAAGCCAACTGACACAGGAACTCCTCGGTATTACGCTGTTTTTGATAGTGATAACTTTATAATTAGTCCTACACCGAACTCATCCTACGCTGTAGAAATACACTATTTTTACAGGCCGACGAGCCTAACATCCGGAGCAGATTCTGGAACAACCTGGTTGTCGCAAAATGCGACAATGGCGATGTTATATGGATCGTTAATTGAGGCGTACACCTTTATGAAAGGTGAAGCAGACCCTATCCAAAATTATAATCAACGGTTTGCTGAAGCAATCAACGGCTTAAAACTGCTCGGAGAAGCAGAAGAGACTACACAAGAATATCGTGTAGGTCGGGTCCTAAGACCAAAACAATAAGGGGGTGTATGAAACACACTAAATTAAAAGGCGCTAAAATCGCCATTGTAGCGATGGGTCGCTCACAATTAAATTTTGCTATTTCTTTGTCTCATTCCGAAACGTATGACGAAGTTTGGACTATTAATGCTACTGCGGGCATTTATAAAACAGACCGTATGTTTATGATGGATCCTCCGGCTCGTTTTCTCGACGAAGATGCCGCGGGAAATCAAACGGGAGTTGTTTCCAAGGTAATTAGAGAAAAACAAGACTTTCCTATTTACAGTTGCACTGAAGATCCTCGATGCCCTTCTATAGAAAAATATCCTATTTCTGAGGTAATCAAAGACACAGGGCTTTGTTATTTTAACAATACTGCCGCGTATACACTTGCATACGCTGTATACCAAGAAGTTAAAGAAGTTCACATCTTTGGGATTGATTTTTCTTACGCAAATCAACTTCATTTTGCCGAGGCGGGAAGAGCATGTTGCGAGTTTTGGTGCGGTATTCTGACCTCAAAGGGAGTGCGTCTTTCTGTTGCCCCTGAATCTGCTTTCATGGACACAAATGTTCCTTCTGAGCAAAAATTGTACGGATATCATCGGTTAGACGATCCTCCACATGTATCTTTTGATAAAGGTATGTTAAAAATAGTTCCTTTATCGGAAGTAACGGCACCGCCAGATCCAACAGATGGCGCAGGAATTTTATATAAGGGTTAAATATGTTTGATATGAAGCTTAATGTGGCGGAGACTTTAACGCCTTTTGTCAAAACTACGAACGGAAGGGGGCATACCCCAGAAGAAGTAGCTGAGATGTGCGTAGATCGTTTGATTACTGTGGGAGACAAGTCTCATCCCCTTTTGCAGGCTCAAGCCCGAGCTTTCAAAGAACAAATGCTTGTAGTTGTTACCAGTTATATTAAAATGGGAATTAAACAAGACCGTGCTACACTGTGCGGGGACCTCCGTAAGGCTGGTCAAATAGAACTTGCCGATCAACTTAGGAGACTATGATATGGCGTTTTCAGGAAACTTTATGTGTACATCTTTTAAGGGTCAACTCTTAGAAGGCACACATAACTTTAAAACTGACGGAAATACTTTTAAGTTGGCGTTGTACACTAATAGTGCTTCTTTTACTGCGGCAACGACTGCCTATACGACAACAAATGAAGTTGCGGCTTCTGGTTCATATGCCTTGGCTGGTGGAGCTTTGTCAAAGCAGGGCGTAACAACGTCTGGAACAAAGGCTTTTACAGATTTTGCTGATTTATCCTTCACTACGGCTACTATCACGGCTCGTGGCGCGTTGATTTATAATGACACCGCTTCAGGTGATCCGTCAGTGGTTGTCTTGGACTTTACTGCGGATAAAACCTCAACTGCTGGCACGTTTACAGTTGTGTTTCCAACAGCTAACGCGACTTCAGCGATCATTAGGGTCGAGTAATGTCTAGCCCTCCTGACGGCTGGGGCCGTGCGGGATGGGGACAACTTGCATGGGGTGAAGGCGAAGCTGACGCCACCGTCCCTTTTACTGGCTGGGGTCGTGCGGGCTTTGGTGAACTTGCTTGGGATGAAGGCGATGTTTCTGTCGCTAATTCTTCGGGGCAAGTTGGCTCTGTCACCGTTTTCACTTCTACCAATGTAAATGCTTCTGTAACAGGTCTCAGTGCTGACGGTGAAGTTGGAACTTCAACTGTTACTGCTGGCGCTAGTACTCCCTCCACAGGTCTTAATGCTGACGGTGAAGTTGGAACTTCAACTGTTACGGGTAATGCTAGTGTTTCTGTAATAGGTCTTGGTGCTCGGGGTAACCCAGATCTAGCCGGGGCTCAAAACGCTGAATACTTTGTTCCTACCGATTCAGGTAGCCCAAATGTCACAGTCATGGCATTTGAAGACAGCACCACTGTTTCCTCTGATGGGTCTTCTCTCGGCACAATCACTTCCGCTGGTGGAACGCTTACTGTCAGTGCGTCCGACTACGAAAACAAACTGATATCTGCCGACAAGCCAATCACACTACAGAGTTCTAACAATGAAACTACTGGTGTGCCTACATCTTGGCAGGGTACGTCGTTTGGTTTTAGAAATACCCGAACAGGTGTTGTTCTACAGTTCAGATCTATATCTGGTACCGCCACAGTTCAAATATTTAAAGATGGGTCGTTAGAAACAACGCTCAGTGTTCCAGACAACACTACAACGACGCAGACCTACGCAGACGACGCAAGTGATCCTGAATATCAAATATTCTCAGATCTACCGATTGTCGGTTTTAAAGCCGCAAATACTGATTTCACAACAGACACACATCCTTTATTCCCTGCAAGCCGAGAAATTTTCGGTTTTGCTTCAAGCAGTGGAACGGTCGTTAAAGTTGAAGACTATGCATCGTCAGCCAGTTACGTAGAGTTTCGCTCGGACAACACATCTACAGGCTCTACCACGATAAGTACAGTCAAGGTTACAGGAGGTAGTGCAGCAGACTACACAGGGCCGTCCATTCGGGTAGTTGCTGGAGCGGATGTAGCTGGTTTTGCATTAGCCGATGGTGACGGCGGAGAGAAATCTGGTTGGATAGCAGAAGGATGTTTTGCTCACGAGTTTAGGTTGATTGAGAATGCAGAGTTCCTTGCAATTATGGGTGCGCCGGGGACTAAAGGTCGAAACATTAATGTATTTAACTCAAGCGGAACGTTAATTGACACCGTTCAACTTGACGCAGATACAACGGACGCAAACTACCCAACCAAGTTTCAATTAGTTTCTAACTCTACGACAGACTCTAACCTTACGCCCATTGCTAAGTCTTACGATCTGACTGCTGGTATGCGGATTGTTTCGGAAGTACCAATTGGCGTTATTGTTGAAGACGACAGTACCGACAACGAAGAAAACCTCTTCGGGCTTCGTACTTTTGCAGGCTTAGTCAATTGTGACGCTAACGTCTCTGTTGTAGGGGTCAAAGCCGATGGTGAGGTAGGAACTTCTACTGTCATCGCGGGATCCAGTGTTTCTGTCACCGGAATTAAATCTGATGGTGAGGTAGGCACTTCCACTGTCATCGCAGGGG